CCTTTGCTGGAAGTGGAACAACGGGGATGGTTTGTAAAAAACTGAAAAGAGATTATATTTTAATTGAGAAAGAAAAAGAATACTGCAAAATTGCGGAAGCCAGAATAGGGGTAGTTCAAGAGCCATTGTTTTAATAAATTTTGGAATTAAGATGAGAAAGAAACGCCGCCGTTTGATAAAATCAAGAAAACGCAGATTGGAGAAAATCGGACTTGACAATTCATAGAAAATATAATATAATAAAAGAAATACTTTTGAGGAGGTAATAAATTATGGATAAAGATATTACTTTGTTTGAAAATAAGGACTATAAAATTATAAGAAAAAATGTTCCTGAAGATAAATTGCAAATAGCTGAGGCTCTTAGTCCTTTTGATATCTTGGAAATAGCAATTGATGGAGTTTATCAGGTTCTTGACTTTTTTGGGGAAGATGAAAAGAAGGGATTGCTAAATCCTTTGTTTAAGAGATTTCATAAATTTGAGGAGGCGGTTATAAGGGAAAATAAGGTGTTTAAGAAGTGTTTATGAATATTGCTTTATTAAATGATAGCGAACAAGGCTTGATTTCTTATGAAAGTCCATATATAACATAGTTATATATGGAAAAACAAATATGTAAAAATTGTGAAAAGACATTTTATACCTATCGTTCTAAAAAGGCGGTTTATTGTTCAAGAGAATGTTTTTTTAAAGCTGGAGTGTTTAGACATACTCAGTTAATGTCAGAGGAAAGTAAAAAGAAAATAAGTGAAAGTCAAAAAGCAAGACATAATAGGTTAGTGATGGAAAAGTATTTAGATAGGTATCTGAAATGGGAGAGTAATATGCCCATATTGTAAGAAGGGATTTTTAATAAGATGAAAATTGCTTTACTTAACGACTCGTGTCAAGAGATAGGTGGTGGTTGGACTTTTCTTGGGAATCTTAGTAAGGGTTTAGAGAAATTAGGTCAGACGGTAGTAGAAAATCCTTTTGAGGCGCAGGTAGCTTTGATTCCAGGGGCTACAATGGTTAAGAGGGATACAGTCCAAGAGTTGAAAGCAAAAGGAGTAAAAGTTGTTTTGAGGATAGATAATGTTCCAAGAAACTCAAGAAACAGGAACACAGGGACTTTTCGGTTAAAAGATTTTGGAGAGTGGGCAGATGAAGTGGTTTGGCAGTGTCAATGGGCTAAGGATTATTTGATAGATTTTATTAAAAAAGAAGGAGTAATTATCTACAATGGGATTGATACAGAAATCTTCAAACCAGAAGGAGCCAGAAAAGAGTTTAAGGGTGAGCCGGTCTATTTGTATTCAAGATACAATAGAGACGAAACAAAGAATTGGGAGGTGGCGTGGTATGAATATCAACTTATCCATCGGGAAAACCCAAAAGCGTTACTTGTCTTGGTCGGTAAGTTTTCTCCAGAACTCCAAGAATATAATTATGACTTTTTTAGAGGCGAGAGGGTGGAAGCGTTGGGGATAGTAAATACAGCCGAAGAAATGGCACAGATTTATCGGGGTTGTAGATATCTTTTAGCAACTTATTACAATGATTGTTTTAGCAACACTTACTTAGAAGCTTTGGCTTGTGGAGTTGAGTTATACCATATCAATATGAGTGGTGGAACACCAGAAATGCTTAACTTGTTCATTAAGTATGGTGTTGATTATTTTAAAGTAGAGAGAATGGCAAAGGACTATGTTTCCTTGTTTGAAACTATATTGAAGAATGTTTAATAAGGAGAAATTATGAAGATTTTAATTGTTTCTCTATTGTTAATTTTAGTAGCTTTCTCAACTTTGTATTTTCTTGTGAAGGCAGTTGCTAAGTACAAAGAGGAAAAGATAAAGAAGGGGGGGTGGATAGAAATGGAGGCGAAAATGGGATGGGAAAAGTGGGCTTATTGGTTTCTTAATGTTTGTTCGTTAGGTTCACTTTGGTTAATTAAGATTGTTATGAAGAAAGCAATTTTGGAAGCGGAAAGTGTGGTTAGGAGGGTAGATAAGGAGGAGAAAAAATGATTTGTGTTCATAGTTGGACGCTTTTGGTTTTGGTAATTGCTTTTCTTTATTTAGTATATCGTGTTGAAAGGCTTGAAAAATGAGCTATTATAGAGACCAATTAGAGGCTTGGTTAAAAACTATTGATGTTAGAGCCGATTCGGTATTAGATATTGGTGGCGGAGCTAATCCTGTAAAAGGTAGAACTAAGAGTTGGGAGGTAAGGGCTTATCAGATTTTAGATAACAATGCTGAAGGGGAGTTTAGTCCTTATTTTAAGTATGATTTAAATGATATTTTGCCAACGAGTCTTGCTTGGCATAAATTTGATGTTATTTTTTGTTTGGAAGTGTTTGAATATATTTTCAATCCTTTGGTATCACTGAATAGGATATTCCTTATGCTGGAAACGGATGGAATTCTTTATATTTCATTTCCAGCGATTTATCCAGTTCATAATCCAAGAGAGATTGATTACTTGAGATATACAAAAAAAGGAATTGAAAAGTTGTTGGAAAAGGCAATGTTTTCATCTTGGGAGATAATTCCGAGAGTAGCAACTAAAGGAAGGCAGGCTCTCTCGGAGTTTTACTCCCTTGAGGGGATGCATCCAGTAAAAGGAGATGATATAATTTTTGATATTGGGTATATGTGTAAGTGTATTAAGTAGTCTTGACAATATAGCTATGATGGGTATATAATAAGGGCATGATAGGGAAAATTTGCCTTATCTGCGAAAGGAAATTTCAATTTTACCCATCACAAAAAAGGATTTGTTGCTCTCGTGATTGTGTAAAAAAGTATTTTAGTGAAAAGTATAAGGGAAGGCCGAAGCTATATCTTAGAGGCAAAAAATTATCAAAAGAACATAAGAAAAAGATAAGTAAGTCATTTTTTAAGGAGGGTAAATATCATCTGAATTGGAAGGGTGGTAAAACAATAAAAAGAGTTGGCGATGGTAGAGGATACATTCTTATAAGGAACTCTAATCATCCTTTTGCAAATAAAAATGGTTATGTTAGAGAACATCGTTTAGTAATGGAAAAAAAGCTGGGGAGATATTTGGAGCCAAATGAAGTTGTTCATCATATAAACGGAAATAAGTCAGATAATCGGCTTGAAAATTTGGCTTTGTATGAAACAAACTATTATGGGAAGCATTTAAGAAGGTTAATTTGTCCTGAGTGTGGATATAAATTCTAATAAATGAAAAATTTTGGGTATATGGTAAAGGCGATAAAATAAAATGGAATTACAAAAGATATTTTATGGTGGTATTGGTTTTATTTGTTTATTTTTAACCTTTATTTTTCTTTTTACTAAGGGGAATAAAGGGGGTAAAAAAGATGTATAAAATTGGTATTGTTGGTTATGGTTATGTCGGTAAAGGAATGCATAGAATGTTCCGTGATTGGGTGGCGGTTGTGTATGACCCAAGTATCCCAGCAGATAAGGAATACGATACTTTAATGTTGGCAAAAGAGTTAGGACTGCCAATGTATCAAGGAGATAGTAATTTAGTTTTTAGAACAAAAGAAGATTTTAAGAATGTTGATTTGGCAATTGTTTGTGTTCCGACTCCAATGAAAAAGAGTGGTCAGTGTGATACTTCAATTGTTGAAGAAAGCGTTAAGTGGTTATATGAGGTTGGAGTGAAGTTAGTTCTTATCAAATCTACGATTGTGCCTTCCACAACCGAGAGGTTGCAAAATTTATATCCTGATATGGGGATTGCTTTTTCGCCAGAGTATATGGGAGAGGGGAATTATTTTACTCCTATGTGGTTGTATCCAGACCCGACCAATCCGATTTCACACGGATTTATGGTGTTGGGTGGTAAGGATGAAGCAATAGAAAAGATTGCTAATATCTTCGTTAGAAAAATGGGGCCTCATACTACTTTTGTTTTCTTACCCGCTAAAGAAGCAGAAATAGTTAAGTATTGGGAAAACATTTGGGGGGCGATGAAGGTTGTTTTTACAAACCAAATGAAAGATTGTATTCAGGCACTGGGTGGGAATTTTTACCGAGTTCGTGAAGGTTGGGCGGCAGACCCAAGAGTAGAAAGAATGCATACTGCTGTGTTTGAAAAGGCAAGGGGTTTCTCGGGTAAATGTTATCCCAAAGATTTGCGAGCTTTTATCTATGCGGTAGAGAAGGCGGGATTTAATCCTAAACTTTTGAAGATGATTTGGAATTTGAATTGTGAATATCGTCCTGGTGAGTTTAAGAAGATTAAGTGAAGATTAGTATTTTAACTACGATTACTAATCCAGACGAAAGGCAAGATAAATGGCGAGAAGCCTTAGCTTGCTATTGTGATTTTGCTGATGAGGTTGTTGTGGTGGATGGGAGTAATGTTGGTCATAATGATTTGAATCCAAATAAGGGAGTATTCAAAGATAGCCAATGGTGGAAGTTAAGAGTAATAAGATTAGAGTGGCCTTATGAATGGAACTGGATTGAACTCCCAAGACACTTAAATGAAGGAAGAAAACATTGTGTAGGAGATTGGATTATTAAATTAGATATAGACCAATTCTTTCATGAGAAGGACTTTGAAAAGGTAAGGCAGAAATTGGCAGAGTGTTCTGGAGAGTGCCAAGTAGCTACCTTTCAAAAGATGTCTCTTGTTTATGGCAAGAAATACTACCAAAAAGGCGGTCAGCCGATTGCTTTTAGAAATCAGCCAGAAATTGTTATAGGAAGGAGTTTAGATAGAGCTACTGATTTATGTTTTCCGATTAGACAGACAGGAACCGAAAGAGTTACTTGTGTAGATAAAGAATTAAAAGTATCTGATTATGATTTGCCTATTGGTAAGGATTTAATGATGTTCAAGACGGGAGTCCAGTATTGGAATTATGATTATTTCTTTAAGACTCAAGAATTTACAAGAAAGGAATTTTGGCGGTTTAGTAGAGCCTATTATAGATATTTTCATAGTTGGGAGTTTGGGGAAACAGAAGAAGAATCTTTTAGAGTGTTCTTGGAAATGCAGAAGGGAAGATATGCTCGCTCGCCTTATGTATATAAATTGGAAGACCACCCGAAGTATGTTAGGCAGGCCGTAAAAGATTTGACTCCCGAACAATTTGGCTACAATGGTTGGGATTAATTGTATGAAAGAAGGGAGTAATACTAAAGAAGGTTATATCTACCACGATTTGCCAGGTAGTAATTTACCAGCACATAGAACAGGCACGGAAAAAAGAGCAAGGTTTATATTGAGTAAGGTTAAAGTTAAGGATAAATTAGTTCTTGATTTAGGTTGTAGTGTCGGTGGTATTTCTTACTATTTGGCAAAGGTGGGTGGTTGGGTTTTGGGGATTGACTATGATGAAGAAGCGGTTAAGATAGGTAATGATTTTTTAAAGGGTAAAAAAGTAAAGGGTGGTGTTGAGTTGTTTGTTGATGATATTACCCCTTCCTTTATTTCCAATCTTAATAAATACAATGTTATTGTTTGGTTAAGTCAATGGCAGTGGTTTGTTAAACAGCACGGATTAGAAGCTGGGTTGGCTGTCTTATTTAGTATAAGTAAAAAGTGTGAGATTTTAGTTTTTGAAACGGCGGCTAATGATGGGCGAGCAAAGATAGAAGGGGTTAACCAAGATAAAATTGAAGAATGGTTAATTATGAATACTGCCTTTTCTCAGATTGATAGGTATAAGCAAGATAGTGAGGGTTGGCACGAAAGGGATTTGTTTATTTGTTCTAAACCAGTATTTACTTGGCGTAGGCACAGGGGAGTGACAATCAAGAGGACAGACAGAGGAGGTGTAGAAAAAGTAAGTGAATCTGGGTTTTTGGATAACAAGATGCTTCTTGGGATTTGTTATTTAGATGAGTTAAAAGATACTCCCATTGTTCCTAAAGTATTATCAATCTCAACCGATAGATATAAAATGACTTATGGTGGTATTCCAATTAAGAAGTTGAGAGAAGAAGACATACAACTGATTTTAAAGAGCCTTAGAAGTCATAGAATTATTCATCGGGACATTACGCCTTCTAACCTTTTGTGGAACGGGAAAAATGTAGTGTTGATTGATTTTGTTTGGGCTATTCATACGGGGGAGAAAAGGGAAACTCCGAAAGACTTAGGAGAAGGATACAGATGCCCTGATGGTTTTAATGATGAATACAGCCTTAGAAAAATAAAGGAGGAATTAGATGGCAAAACTAATTGATGAGTCTGGGCATCCGATGATGTCAGATAAAGAACTTGGAATCATCAATAATCTTATTCGTGAGAGAAAGCCTGAAATATGTTTAGAATGGGGTTCTGGTGGCTCAACGGAGAGATTAGTTTAAAGTGTAGGAAAGTATGATAGAAAATCAAATGATTAGTTGAAGTTTTTGATTACTTTGTTAAAATAGTATAAAATAAGAGAAAATGGAGTTGACAGAATCAGAAAAAGCGTTGGTAATATACGCACTTTTCTCCTTGATTAGGGTTGATGAAGGAGAGATAAAGGCGGCTTGTGAGGCCACAAAGGAATGGATTGAGGCTGATGGCGATAAGGGTGTAGAGGCTACTTACAGACTTTTGGAGAAGTTAACGGGAGGAAAATTTACTGGAGAAAAACTTATATGAAAAGTGGTTTAGTAGTTTTAAGCGAAGCTGTTTGGGGATGTTATCCTTTTGTTGAGTCTATTTGTTCTTTTCTTCCAGTTGTGGATGAGTTAGTAGTTGCTTTCAATGTTTATGGCAAGCCAGATGGCACCAGAGAGGCCGTAGAGGGCATTGGTGACCCAAAGATAAGGATAGTGCCTACTGTATTTGATATTTTAAAGTATGGCTGGGTTAGTTATGGAATAGCAAGAACAATGGGTTATCAGGCTTGTAAAGGTGATGTTATCTTAATGTTTGATGCTGATGGGGTTCTCCATGAGAAAGATATTCCCACCCTCAATAGAGAATTACAGACATTTATAACTGCAGGTAAAGCAACAGGATACTGGAATAAATATCGGACTTACAAGCCGACAGTTTATTATGACCAACATAAACATTCGGGGATTTACAGCAAAAAGATTTTAGGAGATAGGTTTGATTTTTTTAGAAGTGATGGGAAAGGTGCTCCTAATTTTGATAAGTTGACTCCTCAAGAACAAGATAGCTTTAAGTTTAGTATTTTCCTTTTTGGCTATGAGCATATTTGGGATACAGAAGATGTATTGAAGTTTAAAGTAAATAGATATGGAACAATGATAGACACCCTTACGGGTAAGCCTCTCAAAACACCAGAGCAGTATTTTGAAGAATATATGAGAGAATTGGTTGATAGAGTAAATAGAGAAGGTAAGTCAATGCCGATTGAAAATCATCCAGCGATTATTCAGGAGAAATTGAAAAAGGTTAATGAGACCCATTTTGGTTATAATTTTTTTGGTTTTGAATAACTATTCCCAAGAAGACAGATGGTATTTTACTCCTCATATGGTTTTATCAAGGAGTATAGGAACGAAGGTTGGTAAGTATGCAGAGAAATTTAGGATAGAGTTTCTTTCTTTTTAAGCAATTCATATAAATTATATGAAATGGGGCTTGATTAAATTAGTATAGTATGGTAGAATTTGTAAGAAAATATGTAGATTAGATTTAACTATGCGAATTTTAATTGTAGTAGATAAATCGGGGACTGCCATAGACCGATTGGCACAAGCGGTTAAGAAGTATTCTCCCCATCACGGGATAGAGATTTTTCCTGTTCATCCAAAAAGAAATGACCCCGATACTATTTATGGGTTAGGTAAGTTTATGGATTGGGCGGATATAATTGATATTCATTACTGGAAGTCGGGGGAAATTGTCCGAATTACTAACCCCAGTCAATTTGAAGCGAAGCCAAGAGTTTTGTTCCACTTCAATCCTTATGATGCTGAAAACAAAGAAGTTAATGATAGATACAATTTAGTGGTTGTGGGAAACAAAACTATTTACAATAAGGTTCCTTATGCCTATTTGATTCAGTATGGGGTTGATTTAGACTTTTTTAGGTTTAGGGAAGATTATACAGAGGATAAGGTAGTGAATATGTCTGTTGCGAGAATTGAAGGAAAGAAGGGAGTAAAAGAGGTTGCTCAAGTTTGTTCCGAGTTGGGATACAAGTTTAAGTTGGTGGGTAGAGTGAGTAAGGGGGGGTATATGGAAGAAGTGATGAAAGCGGGAAAAGGAATAGTAGAGTTTTTAGAAAATGCGACTGACGAGCAGTTGAGAGATACATATTATCAGTCGGCTATTCATGTTTGTAATTCAGTTGATAATTTTGAGTCGGGAACTTTACCTATTTTAGAGGCGATGGCTTGTGGAGTGCCTGTTTTAACAAGAAATGTAGGCCATGTTCCAGACATTTATGATGGAGGCAATATGGTAATAAGAGAGGGAAATCCAGAAAATACAGAGGATTTGAAAAAGAGTTTGAGGGAAATGATGGAGAACCGAGCTTGGAGATTAAAATTAAGGGAGAACGCTTGGGATACAGTTAAAAATTGGGATATACGCCGAATGGTATCTAAGGTTAATAGATTATACAACCAGCTTTACGAACCCGATAAGACCCTTTTAAGTGTTATTATTCCGACCAAAGACCGACCAGAGATTTTTGTCCAAAGTTTTGTGAGGGCTTTAGGTCAGGATTATAAAAAGTTTGAAGTGATTGTAGTGGATAGTGGAGATACGCCAGTTAAGCCAATTATAGAGGAGGCGAGGAAGAAAACGAGAGTTCCTGTTAAGTATATTCATTTTCCGCACAAAGGAAACTACCCTTTAGCAGAGGCTCGTAATCGGGCTGTTTTGGAAGCGGAGGGAGAATACTTAGTTTTTTGTGATGATAGAATAAAGATGGATGTGGATGCTTTGTCAGCTTTTGTTATTCAAGCCAGACCCAAAACTTGGCTTTGGGGAATGAAAGATGGAGTGTCTAAAGGATTTGTGGAGAATTTTAGTTGTGTAGGTAGAAAAGATTTAATTGAAGGCGGAATGTTTTGTGAGAGGATGCAGTGGTATGGTGGGATGAGTCAAGAGATAAGAGAAAGATTTGAAATCGGAAGAGGATTTGCTTTTATCTTTTTAGACAAAGCTAAGGCTACTGGAATTGCCAAAGCAAAGTCAAAGAGAACTCGCCGAGAAGATATAATTGAGGCGAAGTGGACTTTGTTCAAAATGTATGACAAAGCTTAATCTTGGATGTGGCCCAAACTGGGAAGATTATGAGGGTTATGAAGGTTTGGATATTGTTGATTTTGGCCAAAAGTATGTTACTAATGTGTTGGATTTTGTGGAGTCAGGTCAAGTCCGTGAACTTTACGATGAAGTGATGGCTTACCATTTTCTTGAGCATTTTAGTCAGGATGAATTAAAGAGAATTTTTTCAGGGGTTTGGAGTATGTTGAGAATGGAAGGTATTTTTAAGTTTATAGTTCCGCATAGAAAGAAAGCAGAGGCTTGGGTTTTATCACATAAAACTTTTTGGGATGAGGAGACCGTAAGATGGTTAACAAGAGAAGATGCCAGTAAGGTGTATGGATTTGGAAGGTGGGAGTTGGTGGAGTTGGTATTAAATAACAGAGAGGATATTTATGCCCGCTTGAAAAAAATACAATGAGAAAGTTAAAGATATTTGGTGTTCCTTGGCATGTAGCCCACCAGTGGGAATTGAGTAAGTTGCCATTTGTTGGAACTTATGATTTAATTCGTAATCCTTACAGGAGTTGGGGAACTACACATAGACTTTTTCCTAAGAATTGTAGATGGGTGAATTATTTTAAGAAAGGTTATTATGATTTTGCTATTCTTCATGTTGACCAGCAATCAATTTACAATCCAGAGCAAGGAGATAGAATTCATAAAGGGAAGTTGTATTTAGAGTTAAAGGAGACGATTGGAAAAGATTGTCCGATTGTTACAATTAACCATATGACTCCCTTTCACGATAAATATGAAAGTCCCTATGTAGTGGAGTTTATTAAAAAAATGACCGAAGGAACCTTTATGCTTACAAATTCTTACGAGGCGGCAAAACAATGGGGATGGGGTTATCCAGTTATTCACGGGTTAGACCCAAAGGAATGGAAGGATTTACCAAAAGAACCGAGGTGTGTAACGGTTCTTTCTCCTGCTGGGATGGAAAAGGCATATAGGCGAATTTTTTTGACTACAGTTAGGCGAATGTTGTCTGAGTTAGGAGTGCCTTTTACTTGGATAGGAGTGGATAAGATATGTAGTAGTTTTGAGGAATATAAAGATTATTTAGGAAGGAGTTTAGTTTTCTTTATGCCAACTTGGCAATCACCAAGACCAAGAGCAAGAACAGAAGCAATGATGTCGGGATGCTGTATTGTTTCTACTCCTTATCAAGATGCAGATACTTTTATTAAGCACGGAGTAAATGGATTTTTGACGAGTCAGGTTCAAATTAGAGACCCAAGAGTGATGGATAATCCAGGGGCAACCGCCAACTTGATAAAGAGGTTGGTTATAGATGAGCCAGATGTAGCTTTGAGAGTTGGACAGGAAGGAAAGAAAACCGCTTGGAAATTATTTAGTAGTAAAGAGTTTGCTAAGCAGTGGTTGAAAGTGTTAGAAAAGATTGGGGTGAAAGCGGGTGAGAAGAAATGACAGATACAAATTTAGAAATAAAACCTAAAGAGGGTGATTTCTCTGAAGATATAACGGCCGAGCAAGATTTTTTATCTAAAGTTAAGGGTAGTTATAACATTGAGTCGGAATTAGATTTAGCCGTTAAAGTTTATAATGAGCAATTGGAGCAACTTGTGAGAATGCGGATTGATTCGGAATTGTTTGACCATTTGATTTTGGCAGAGCCTAATGAGGGGGCACACGCTAAAAATAAAGCTGAAACTAATTCAATGTTAAGAAGAAAAAGGAAAGTGATTGTTCTATTAAGAAGTCAAATTGTAAAGCAGATGGGAGCTAAGAAAGATGAGTAAAGATACAGATTATAAAAGGCTCTGGAGAGATGCTAAAAAGCAGGTGTTGGATTTAGTGGGTAAAATGCGAATGCTTGAAGAAGTTAATAAGGTTCAGGTAGATGTTTTGCGGCGAGTTCGGGACGGAGAACTGAAGCCTGAGAAAATTTTTGAGGATGAAAATTTCACTATGGCACAAAAGTTAAGTAGTGATGTAAAATTACCAGAAAATGGAGAAATTTGATAATTGCAAGTAAAAAATATATAATTATATTATGTCAAAATATGCTGAATATAAGCGTAAATGGTATCTTAAAAAGAAAAAACAACTTGGAAAAGTCTGCGTTGAATGTGGTAGAGCAAAGAGTCCGCAAGGTAAAAGATGTGGTAGTTGCGCGGCTAAAAGAAGAGTTAAAGAAAATCCTCAGACAGCTCCGCCAGATAGAACAGGTAAGCAGAAGCATTTGTATAGTAACAAATTTAGAGTTGGTTTTAAGCCTCCCCATGCCGGAAGACATTTTTATCAGATTAGAGGAGAAAAACATCCTAATTGGAAAGGTGGTGTTACTGCAGAACATGAGAAAGCGAGAAAATCTTTGGAATATAAATTATGGCGAAAGGCGGTTTTTGAAAGGGATAATTACATTTGTCAGAGGTGTGATAAAAGGGGTGGATATTTACAAGTAGACCATATTAACGAATGGGCTGACTTCCCAGAGTTACGATATGAGATTAGCAATGGACAGACTTTGTGTTTAGGGTGTCATAAAGAAAAGACAAAATACTATATGAAAGGAAACAAAAATGCTAAACAAAAAACTTAAAAAGACCTGCGCTTTTCTAACTATGGAGAAGTTTGACAACCGAGAGTTTAATTCGGTTGGTTCTTCCCGTATTAGGGCAAGATGGTTACTCAATTACTGGCCTGAAGCAGAGGAGTATGTTATTGGGAGAAAATATGAAGTTTTGATTTATCAAAAGGTATATTGGGATACTATGTTAGAGAATTTTGAGGGTATCCAGATTTTAGACTTATGTGACCCAGATTGGTTAGAAGGAAAGCCTGTTTTTGAATACATTGATTTAGTAGATGCGGTAACTACCTCTACAGAGGCTCTGGCAGAGTATATTAGAAAGTTGAGACCGAATGGTTTTGTTCAGTGTGTTCCTGATAGGATTTACATTCCTGAACATCAGCCAGTTAAAACAGAGCATATAGGGCCTTTGAAAAACCTGGCTTGGTTTGGGTATAGCCACAATGCTCATTACTTAATTTCAACTTTTGATGAATTGATTAAGCGGGATTTGGAACTCGTGTTTATTTCTAATGCTCCTTTTGATGTTCCTTTGATGTATAGAGGAAAATTGAAAGTTCAAAATGTCCCCTACAATTACGATACAATTTTTAGGGAATTGGTAAAAGTAGATGCTGTCTTGTTGCCTGTTCCAAGTGGAGATGAAAAAGCAAAGTATAAATCAAATAATAAAGTTCTTTCTTCTTGGGCGCAAGGATTGCCTGTTGTAGCTGTTCCAGAAGATTTAGATAGATTTATGAGTGCGGAAGAAAGGAAGAAAGAGTCAGAGTTGAGGTTGCAAGAGATAAAAGATAAGTGGGATGTGAAGTATAGTGTTGCTGAATACAGAGCAATTATTGAGAAAATAAAATCGGAAAGGAGGTGATAGAATGAATCTTGACGAATTAAAGGCTTATGAGAAAAATCCCAAAAAGCATAGTGAGCAACAAATAGCCAATTTGATGGAGAGTGTAGAGAAATTTGGTTTTAATTTCCCTGTATTAGTTGATAAAGATAATGTGGTGGTGGCGGGACACGCAAGACTTGAGGCCGCAAAAAGGTTGGGTTGGGTTGAAGTAAGATTTGATGTAGCCCGAGCGAAGAAAGGGGAAAAGTTCGTTCCTGTGGTGAAGGTAGAAGATTTGTCAGAGCAAGAGATAAAAGCTTTTAGGATTATTGACAATAAGCTAAATGAAAGCCCTTGGGATTATGATTTGTTGAAAATGGAAGCTCTTGACCTGTTTAAGGATGGGACGATTGAGCTTCTTGGATTTACAGAAAAGGAAATACAATCATTGGGTCAGGGGGAAGTTGAGATACCGGAGGTGAATGTTGGCGAGTCAGTAGAAGTCCCAGAAGAAGTTAGAGAAATGGAATCTAAAATGAAAGAGAAGATGTATCCTTTGGTGTTTTGGTTTGCGGATTTAGCCGAGTTTGAGAAGGCTAAGGCGTTTTTTGAAGAAGGGGGTAAAGTTAGCTCAATGAAACTTTTGGGGCTGATTCAATGAAACTTTTGATTGTGGGGCCGAATGCTGTGGGCAAGACCTCTTTGGCCAAAATGTTCCTTCAAGAAGGAGGTTATGAGTGCTTTAAAGTTTTTTATGATTTGGGAAAAAGTTATTGTGTAACGATTGGGGGTTCTTGGGTGTTGTTTGGGACTTATGAGAAAGATAAAAAGTTTTGTGGGGTTGATTCGGAATCTGGTGACATAACTAAAAAGTTGGCTCATTTTGTTAAAAAGTTTTCGGGTAGAAATTTGTTAGTTGAGGGATTGATTATAGCCTATCCAAATATAACTCGGGTATTGGGGTTGGGGGCGAGTGATTTGGTAGTTTTGTTGGTTTTAGAAAAGAGCCTTGTTTTGGAGCGATTGAGGGAAAGGACAAAGAATTTTAGAATTAGGGCTTTGTCAGATAAGTATTCCAGTATTAGAAGTCTTTATCAGTTCTGTCTACGGACAGGGTTAAATTGTTTGTGGATTACAGAGGAGATGCCATCAGCTAAATTGTATGATTTGATATGTGCGGAATTATTGGCTTTATCACAAGGGAGAAAACGATTGGACAAATAGAATTCCTTTATAAGTTGGCGGTTCAGTCAAAAATAAGGGGATTGCATAGTTTCGGTTTGGCTTTTTTTGATAAGGAAATGATTACTAAGAAAACGAGGACTTTACCTGGGTTAGATTTCTTTGAGGATTTTTTGAATTCAGGGAGTTTGTCTCTAATTTACCACAATCGTTATTCAACTTCTGGAGATTATCAGGATATGGAGAATAATCAGCCGATAACCATAGGAGATATTTCTGTGGCGGTTAATGGAAATATCTCAATGAAGGAAAAAGGGGAGTTTGAGAAAGAGTTTGGTGTTAGATGTATAACAGCGAACGATTCCGAGATTTTGTTGCATAAGATAGAGTCAAAAGAAGTTTTGGAGTTGTTGAGGTATGAGGGGGTAACTTTGGCGGCAGTTTATTTGCGGAGGGGTTGTTTGTATGCTGTTCGGAATGATAAAAGACCTTTGTATAAGTTTAATTATTTAAATGCTACTTATGTTTGCTCCACACAAGATATAGCTATGAGGGCAGGATTTAAAAATGGTTTGTTTCCAATTAAACCTTTTGAGATATTTGAAGTAAATGTTTGACAAAAAACGGCTACAACTATTCTTGGAGTATTATTACAAAATTATGGTTATTGGGGATTGTGACCCGCAGTATGCTGGATTAAGGTATTTGGCGCGAAGGTTTGAATTAAATATGGAGCAAAGATTTTGGTTGGCTTTTTTGTATTCAGCTTCATATTGTTTACCAACTACTTTTTTCGTTTATAATGAGTTCCCTGATTTTGAAAATGTTGATGTTGACCGAATGGATAGATGGTGGTTTAAGTATAAAAGTAAGCTTTTGTTTCAAACTGACAGGCGTTGGATAAAGCAAAATGATGCTTTTGTTAAGATGGTAGCTTCTTACATAGCATTTATGGATGGAGCAAGTAGGAGATTTCCAAAACAAGAGGGTAGTTTGTGTAATCAGGCCGTAAATGGCTCTCAAAGCAATTTCTTCTTCGGGAATGCCCAGAAGGGCAGTGACCCTTATTATAACTATCAGAGATTGTATTTAGCGAGTTCTAATCTATATTATTTTGGTCAATACTCACTTTTCTTATTCTTGGAGGCAATACAAAAACTAACCGATTTACCAATTAGGCCGAATACAATTGATTTAGTTGAGGCTCATTCTTGTAGGCAGGGGTTGTATTACATTTTAGGTTGGGATTATTTAGTTAATAAAAGTGGTGCGGCAAAAAAGGAGGTTCTTCAGAAGGAATTAAAATGGGTATTAAAGCGTTATTTGACCAACCTGATGGAAATCTTAGTAAAGAAATACCCCTCTTTGGATGTTAATTATTGGAATATAGAAACTGTCCTTTGTGGCTTCAAGAAACTTTTTTGGGAAAGTAGATATTTGACTTACTACATAGATAGATTACAATCGGAAATTCAGAATATGGAGAGTGGAATAAGGGAGGGGGTTGATTGGAGTGTGCTTTGGGATTTCAGGCGAGAATACTTTGATAATTCGCTTTTAGGCGAACTAAGAGGTCGCTTAGCGGCATTTGATAAGGCTAAGTTGTATTACTTAACACGGCAAGGCAAATTAGATGATTTTAAGGGCTTGCCTGTGGTAAAAGATGATATTTTGAGACGAACTTGAAAAATCTACGATTTTATGCTATTTTGATTATATGGAAGTGAGAGATTTACCGATAAAGGATTTGAAATTTTCTGATTATAATCCTCGTGAAATTACAGAGCACGATTTTGCTTCTTTAAAGCGTTCTATTCAAGAGTTTGGATTTGTTGAGCCTGTGGTGGTGAATAAAGATTTAGAGATTATTGGTGGACATATGAGAGTTAAAGCGGCTTCGGAGTTGGGAATGGAGGTTGTTCCTTGTATGGTTGTGGATTTGCCTCCTGAAAAAGCTAAGTTGTTGAATTTGGCTTTGAATCGGATTAGTGGGCGATGGGATACCGACAAGTTAGGTCAGCTAATTACGGAATTAACTATTGCGGGAGCTAATGTAGATTTGAGTGGGTTTGAAGGGTGGGAACTTAGCTATTATAATTTAGGGCCTGATAAGGAAACCGAGAATGTCCCAAACATTGAAGGTGTTGAACCAGAAAAATCTACAATACTGATTTTTGTTTTTAATAATGAAGAAGATGCCAATAAGTGTTCAGCTTTTTTTAGCGAGGGAAAGCAAGTGAAAACGATTGCTGGGCAGAAGTTATTAGATTTTATTAATAATTGTGGCCGATAAATACTATAGTTCTCCAAGATGGAGCAATGAGATTTTGGATTGTTCCATGCCGATGACCTTTGATACATATAATCTATGTTCTTATCAATGTATTTATTGCTTCAGTTTTTACCAACGCGTTCATTATGAAGATTATGTTAATAAGAATATCAGGGCTGTTAATGTAGAGAAAGTAAAGAAGATATTTACTGACCCGGATAGTAGTCAATTTGGGCCTTATGTCAAGAAACGAATGGTGATGCAATGGGGTGGTTTGAGTGAACCTTTTGATTTAGCTGAGAGGAAATTGGGGGTAAGTTTGGAATTGATGAAATTTTTTAGGGAGATTGATTATCCGATTAGTTTCTCTACGAAGTCTGTTTGGTTTTTAAAGGATGATAGGTATAGAGAAGTTTTAAGAGGGGCTGATAATTTTCATTTTAAGGTTAGTATTATTACTTTAGATGAGGAAAAAGCAAGAAAGATAGAACAAGGAGTGCCTACTCCTGAAGAAAGGCTTTGGGCAATGGGGGAGTTAAAAAATTTGGGCGTAGCGGCAGTAAATTTGCGTTTAAGGCCATTTATTATTGGAGTTAGTAATCCTACTCATTTGGAGTTAATAAGGAAGGCGAAGGAGGTGGGGGCTTTTGGAGTTAGCACGGAGTTTTTTTGTCTTGAAGCAAGGTCTAACACTGTAGTTAAGGAAAGATATAAAGAAATGAGTAAGGTTTGCGGATATGATTTGTGGGATTTTTATTGGGAATTTTCTCGGGGGACAAGTTATAGAAGATTAAATTATGAAATAAAAAGACCATATATGATAGAAATGGAGGCTCTTTGTAAAGAGCTTGGATTGAAATTTTTTGTTAGCGATGCCCATCACAAGGAAAGATGTGCTTGGGGAAGCTGTTGTGGACTCCCTCAAGGTGGAAAGTTTGATAATTTTGCTAAGTGTCAATTTACTCAAGCTATTATTGTAGCTAAAGAAAAAGGAGAAGTTAAGTTTAGTGACATTTCCGAATTGGGACATGATTATTTGGATAATGTTACTTATGGGGGAGCTTGGGGGTTAAATGGTGGGACAATGTTAAATGAAGCTAAAAATAGGTTTAAGTCTTTGTATGATTTTGTAAGAACAGTCTGGAACAATCCAAAGCGAAAAAGTTCTCCGTTCTATTATTTTGATAGGATTTTAATTCCTGATAGATTGGATGAGAATGGTGACATGGTTTATCGGTTTAATCAAAGGAAGTATGAGGGGAAAAGATGAGTAATGATAAATTAGTATCCATTATAAAGGAGTTATTAAAAGAGTTGGGAGCCAATTTAGAGAATCCTAACTTTAGAGAAACGCCTCAGCGTGTGGCAAAGATGTTGAAACATTTCTTTCGGGATGACAAAAAGAAGATTTTGGAAGAGATTAAACAAAAGGTATTCCCCTCTGAGAATGACCAAATGGTAATTCTAAAAGGTATAGAGTGTTTTGGTATGTGTCCTCATCATTTAGTTCCAATTGTTTATACTGTTGATATTGGCTATGTCCCTAATGGAAAAGTTTTGGGGTTGAGTAAGTTAGCCCGTTTAGCAATCGCTTTGTCTTCATTTCCAAAGCTTCAAGAGGATTTTACAAGGGAGATAGCGGATGTGTTGGAGTCGAGTTTGGAGCCTTTGGGGGTAATGGTGGTGGTTAGAGGAATTCATAGTTGTATAAGGTGTAGGGGAGTTGAAAAAGATAGTATAGCAATTACAAGTGATTGTCGTGGGGTGTTGAGGAGGAAGCCCGAAGCTCGGATGGAGTTTCTTGAGCTTATAAGGGGGTGAAAAAGTTATGAAGGTGCAAGTTTTGTCTTTGTTAACAGGAGTTATTTGTGGTTTTGTGTTTGGCAAATTAAAGTTGCCAATTCCTGCACCAGGAGTTATTGAGGGAATTATTGGGATTATTGGTATTTTTTTAGGATATAAGATTTCATTAATGTTATGAAAATCTTTTTAGCTGGTGCCAATGAGTTTGATATGTTGAAGACGTGGGGTTTGAAGCATTTGCTAATATCTTATCCATGTTTTTTAGATGAGCCTTTTGAGGAACGGGATTTTGAGGGAGTTGAGCTTTTCTTAGATAGTGGTGCTTTTTCCATTTTTACTTTGGGAATTAAAATCGATTTAGATAGGATGATTGAGGATTATAAAAGACTTAATTGGATAAAAATGAAATGTGGGCTTGATGTAATTGGGGATGGAGAAGCTACAAAGGCAAATTGTGTTAAAATGAAGGAGGCGGGATTAGATATTATCCCGACCTTTCATTTTGGAGAAGATTATAGTATTTTGAGATTTTATTTAGACAATTGGGGGTTGGTTGCTTTAGGGGGCGTTGCCCAATTAAGAGTTAGAAAAAAATTACAGCCTTGGTTGGATAGCTGTTTTTTAATTATTAAAGATTATTGGCCAAAGAAAATTCATGGATTTGCTATAACAGCATCTTGGGCTTTGAAAAGGTATCCTTTTTATAGTGTGGATAGCACAAGGTGGTTGGCGGTAGCGAGGTATGGTGAGGTGTTAAAATGTGAAGGTTATGATATTGGTTGTTCTGAGAAAAAGTTGTTTTATTTGAATAAACGGGGATTGGATTTCCTTTTGTATAATAATGTAAAAGCTTTTTTGGATTTGGAAAAGAATATAACGAGACTTTGGGAGAGTAAAGGAGTTATATGGAGCTAAAAGGAGAAGTAAAAAAGGTTTTAATAGATGATGTTGTGCCGAACAGTTTTAACCCAAAGCTTCCTGTGGAGGAAAGCCAGGAGAACGCGGAGCGGTATCGGGCGATTGTGGAAGGTATTAAGAAATGGGGAATGTTTGAGGCAATTATTGTCAGGCAAGCGGGCGGAAAGTATGAAATTATTGATGGTTATCATCGTTGGAGAGCTTGTAAAGAGTTGGGCTATGTGGAAGTTTTGATAAATGATTTGGGGAATGAAATAAGTGATGAAGTTGCAAAAAAGATAAACATTTTGAAAGAGAAGGCAAGAGTTCCTCTTGATATGATTTTGAGTTTAAGGGTGATAGAAGGGTTAGCGCAGGGAGCGGATGTTGAAGAGTTGGCAAAAGAGCTTGGCTATCAGAGACAGAAGTTATTGGAGGATTTGGAGGTCGCAAGGTTTGATTGGAATCATTATCATAGTGGGCCCGTAGAAATTGAAGGGAAAGGAAATGAGGGGGAAAATGTGGTTGAGATAAGAGCTACCAATGAAGAGATAGAAGTAATTAAGGATTTGGTGGCAAAGTCTGTAAGGGTAGGGGTAGAAGATGTTGAAATAGCGAGGTTGATGAGGGTTGATAGAATTATTATGACAAAGGAGCAAAAGAAGGTTTTGTTTGATGCTATTGGGAAGTTTTTAGTTAAACATTCTGAAGTAAAAGGTAAGGGGGCGGCTCTTGAAGGATTGTGTAGTGATTATTTAGCAAGAGCGTGATATAATAAAAATATGGCAGAAGAAAATGTTGGCGGAAGGCCAGAAATTACTGAAGAGCAGAAGAAGGAAATGCTCCAAAAACTGGAGGCATTTTTGAAGTCGGGTTTGAGTGTTAGAAAAGCCCTTAGGGAAGCCCAAGTTCCTAATTCAAGTTTTTACAAATTAATGGAGCGGGATGAGGGGTTTAGGGAGCAAATTAACCGATTTCGTCAGTTTCTGTCCGTAGTTTTTAATAATACAGTTATTAGATATTTGAGAGCTATTATTGAAAAGCAAAATGATGGAGAAGAATTAACAAAGGAGGATGTTGAGTTTTTAAAGTGGTTTGCTACTAATAGCAATTTGACAAAAGAAGAGTATGGTGAGAGGAAAGATATTGGGTTGTATGACCCAGAGGCAGAAATAAGGAGGATTGCGGGTTTAATTGATGAAGCTTCAGCAAAGGGAAACGAAGATGCCTCTAAGGAGTAAGTATTACATAAGAGTAAATCTTTATTTTAAGGATGTTACTGGTGCTCCATTTAAGTTGACTCCAGGCCAGGAGGATATATTTCGGATTGTTTATGAACCTTCTGTATCTCGTGGTGTTATTAAAGCAATTACGCAATATGGCAAGTCAGAGATTGCTTCTATGGCAATTGATATGGCGGCGGTAGAAAGACGGGAGAAAATTCTTATTATCTCTCCCAGTTTGAGACAAAGCTCAATTATTATGGGTAAGGTGATTGAACATTTGTTTGACCATCCTCTTTTGACAGGGATGATTGATTATTCGGCAGGGACTTTGGAAAGGTTAAGACAGGAGAGAAGTAAAACACGGATTACTTTTAAGAATGGTAGTGAAGTTATGATTTTGACTGCGGAAGCAAGAATAGTAGCCAGAGAGGGAAAAGGTTTGATGGGATTTGGGGCGACTACAGTTGTGGTTGATGAATCTTCTTTGATAACTGATGAAATGTTTTCAAAAGTTTTAAGGATGGTGGGGGGAATGGAGCACGGTCGTTTAATTCAACTCGGTAATCCATTTGAGGATAATCATTTTGCGAGAGCTTTTGGGAGTTCTCGGTATGAAAAGGTGAGTGTTGATTGGAAGCAAGCTTTAGCTGAAGGAAGAGTTACCCAAGAGTTTTTGGATGAGGCGAAAGAAGATATGCCTCCTTTGGATTGGTGGATTTTTTATGAGTGTAAATTTCCTGCCTTTTTGGCTCGTGAGGATTCGGTGTTCCCTTGGGAGTGGATTGAATTAGCTGTTAATCAAAAGGGATGTGAAGGAGAACATAAGCAAAGTAGTCTTGATGTAGCAAGATTTGGTAAAGATAAAACAATTTATATTTTTAGAAAAGGCGGTGAAGTAAAAAGATTAGAGGAAACTGAAAAAAGAGATACAATGGAGGTGGTGGGTTGGAGTAGTAGATTTTTGGAAGAGGATAAGCCTAATGTTCATTGCACAGATGTTGTTGGTATTGGTTCTGGTGTTCACGATAGATTGGTTGAGTTAAAGGATGAGGAAAAGTTGAAGATGGATGGGGAGTTAGTTCCTGTAAATGTTGGGGCAAGTCCTGTGGATGAAGGGATGGGGGAAGAGATGGCAAAAGAGCAGTATTTTAATTTAAGAGCACAAGTATTTTGGAATTTAAGGAATCTATTTAAGCCTGATGGGAAGGGAAGGAGTCAGATAAGTATACCTGATGACCCAGAATTGAAAAAGCAATTAAGTGAAATTCGGTATAAGTTTAGCTCAGAGAGGAAAAGGAAAATTGAGGCAAAGGAAGAAATGAAAAAAAGGTTGGGGGTTTCACCAGATAAGGCGGATGCTTTAGCGTTAGCCTTCTTTCAAGTTTCTGGGGTAGAACCAGAGATGGTGATTGTGTAGTAATTTGGTAATGACTTGCCTTTTTTTTATTATTATGTTAAGTTTGGAGTATGGCAAAACCTTCTGACGATAGACCAAAGCCAACTGCTTCAGCAGTAATGGCGTTTCCACAGCCACCTCTCCGTAGAAGTGAAGAGTACTTGAAGGCTTACACAGCTTATGCTTTTACTGCTATTTCAGCGATTGCTCAAGAAGTTGCTTCAATTGATTTGAGATTATTCAGAGCAAAGTATGTAAAGGGAGTTCCAAAGACTGAAGAGGTTTATGAACACGAAGCTTTTAGTGTTCTTCAATATGTAAATCCTTTAACTACTTTCTATGACCAAGTAGAAGCTACACAAGTTTATCAAGAATTGACGGGAGAAGCTTTTTGGATTGTCCTCAAACAAGGAGCCACCCCGAAAGAAATTTGGTTAGTTAGACCAGATTGGATGACGATTGAGCCAGACCCTGAAAAGATTATTAAGGATTATGTTTACCATCCAGGGGGGGCTTTCAATGAAAAGGTTATTATTCCAACAGAGAATGTAATCCATTTTAAGTATTTTAATCCCCTTAATCCTTACAGAGGGAAGGGCTCAATTCAGGCGGCGGCACTTCCTTTAGATATTCATACTTTTGCCCAAGAATGGAATAGGAACTTTTTCTTTAATAGTGCTGTTCCTGGGTTAATCTTTACAACGGAGAAAAAGTTAGATGAGAAAGTAATTAAAAGATTTCTTGAGCAATGGCAGGCTTCTTACGGCGGAAGGTCTCAGACCAACAAGATTGCTTTTTTGGGTGGGGGAATGAAAGTAGATACGGTTACGATGCGGATGAAGGATATGGATTTTGCCGAACAGCAAAGGATGATGAGGGATGATGTGTTGGCGGTTTTCAAAGTTCCCAAAACAATTTTAGGATTAACGGATGATGTAAATAGGGCTAATGCCGAAGCAACTACAAGAGCTTTTATGGAGAGGGTAGTTACCCCTCGGATGACAAAGTTTGTTAATTGTCTCAATGAGTTCTTTTTGCCGATGTATGGGGACGATAGTCTGTTTTTTGATTTTGTTGACCCGTCTCCTGAAGATGTAGAGTTGAGTTTAAAGAGATATGAGAATGCAAGAAAATATACTTGGATGACTCCGAATGAAATTAGAGCGGAAGAAAACTTAGAACCCTTGCCTGGTGGCGATGATTTGTTTGCTCCATTAGGAAGCACTTTTAATCCGAATTTTGGTTTGATGACTCCAACTCCACCAAAAGCGGAGGGTGGAAAAGTATTCGGATTTTTTGGGCGGATTTTTGGAACTAAGGAACAGAAAGAAGAAGGGGAGCGGTTTGTATCTAAGGCAAAACCAAGACCATTCAAACATATGGTGCGTCTTCCAGTTAAGAAGTTAGAAGTTTTACAGAGGGAGAAGTTGGAGGAAGATTTAACTAAAGATTTGGTGAAGTTTATAGGAGTAATGTTGAAAGAGAAAAATGGCGAGGAAAGGGTGGGAGTTGTTCATAAGGACAAACCAAAAGGGACTGAAGATATTATTTTTACAGATGAAAGGAAGGATGCTTATTGGAGAAGTTTTATTACTATGGTAACGGAAAGGGAGGCGGAATTAAAAGAGAAAGCGATTGAGTTATTTAAGGAGCAAGAGAAGATAGTTTTGGAGAATTTAGAGCGGAGTGTAAAGTATTGGAGAAAAGAGTTTAGAAAGGGAAAAGAAAGTTCTGTATTGCCTTCTTTAGAGCAAATGTCAATGATGTGGGAGAGAGTTTTTGTCAATGAACTGCAGGAGATTTTAATAGAGCAGGGGGATTACACTTTAGACTTTTTGGGAGCGGGAGGACATTTGGATTTGACTACAGATTTTGCTGTTGAGTTTTTGAGAGAATATGCAGTTGGTATGGTGCGGGATATAAATGAGACAACGAGGACACAATTACGAGAAACTTTGGCTGAAGGATTTGAAGCTGGTGAAGGGATTGATAAACTGGAAGATAGAATAGAGGAGATATTCAAGAAAGCTACAAGGGTTAGGGCAGAAGTAATCGCTCGGACTGAAGCGTTAAGGGCAAGTAATTTTGCTACGGTAGAAGCATACAGGCAGTCAGAAGTAGTCTCTGGTAAGGAATGGTTAACAGAAAGAGACGATAGGACTTGTCCATTTTGCGAGGAGTTGGATGGTAAGATAGTGGAGTTAGATGGTAATTACTATGATGAGGGAGATACATTTACTTTGGGGGATAGTAAATTGGAATTTGAGTATGAGGTGGCACAGCCTCCTCTCCATCCTGATTGTCGTTGCACAACTATCCCAGTTTTAATAGAAGGAAAGGGTAAGAGTAAAAAGGACTTGACAGAGTAATTTAGATGGTTTAGACTTTTATTGATATGGCGGCTACAGTTTCAGTCAACCAATGTACGGGAGCTGGTCCTTCTACGACCACAATTACCAATTTGAGGTTTAATACCGATGATACGGCTAATCCAGGAACGGTTAACCCGATGGTGAAGCCTGCGGCTGGAACAAATCGGTCTTACTGGAAAACAGTCTATTTGAATGCTGATACAACTCCGACTGGAACTATTAACAACTGCAAGATTTATTGTGATGGTACTATTAGTTGGACTGGATGCACTCTTTACATAGGTTCAACTGGAACATATGCCCAAGCAACGGGGATAGAAGGAACAACTGGCGATGATTCTTCGGTGGCAACTGCCAACATTACTAATTATACCTCGGGGGCGTCAAAGCAGTTAACGGGGTCAATTGATAATCCAAATACGGGAAAGATTACTGATTATGTAGTGATGCAGGTTGATTTGACGAACTCGGCAGTAGCTGGGACTTTGGCGGCAGAAACTTTAACTTTTCAGTATGATGAAACATAAAACTATGAAGAAAGGTTGCAGAAAACCAAGAAAGTAAAGGAGGTAAAATATGGCTAAATGGAAATGTTTATTTTGTGGAGAAACAAAGGAAGTAATCAATGGGGTTTGCCCTAAATGTGGGCCGACTCAAACTATTCCTATGGATGAGGAGGCAAAGCAAGAGGGTGGGTTTTATGTAGCAGAGGAAGAGAAGAAAGCGAAAGAGGAAGCGGCAAAAGAGATAGAAGGAAACGAGTAATACAATACTTTTTATTTTAAGTCCCTAATGCAATAGGGTAAGTGGAAGCAACTCTGTTGTTAGGGGTTGCTTTTTTTGTGTTTATGATTGATTTATACTGGGTAGCCAATTATGAAGACGGGAATAAACTTGAGCAGTTTAGTCCTGAAGGCAAAGAAAGGCGATACGCCGATATTGGCCGAGATAAGTTAACTCGGTTTGATATGGTGGAGAAAAAAACGGCAAAGGCTATTTTTTCAGTTTATCTAAGGCAGGGTCAAAGATTGATTTACAGAAGGCGAAGTTTGATAAATATGAATGGTGGAGAAAGAGTTATTGTTTATTTAGTTGGTTGGCAGATGACAGTTATGACTAATTCGGGACCGAGAAACATTACAGCAATAAATTATATTCACCAAGATGGTTCAATTGCTTTGGATGATTCAAGAGATAATTTGGAATTGTTGGATTTTGAAAGATAAATGTAATGTAA